GTAGGTGGACCGGTTCCGACAACTGGATATTATTCTTAGATTGAATCAAATTCTATAACAAAACTTAATTATTTTAATAATACTATTTTGTTATTTTTAACTACTAGGCTCTACAACGCTATTTTCAGCCCCTGCAGATTCTCCTTCATCAGTTACCTTTTCAATAGTTACAACTGGTTTTTCCATCTTACGCTGCATAGCTAGATCACCCTGTCCACTAAACATATTCCCAAACGTATCTGATGCAGTTTCTGAGGAAGCACCAAACACCTTTTTACCAGCAGTAGCTTTAGTGCGCTCTTCAAAGAATTTTTCACGATTATCCTCATTTTCCTTGTATTTGCGCATTAGATTGTTGAGTTGTTCCTGACCATAATCCTGTTCGGCAATCTCATGTGGCTGAGGATCCCAAGGCAGCCATTTCCCAACATCGCCAATAAAAATATTGTGATATTTATCTTTAGTTTGTAGTTTCTTAGCCTTAAGTTCAGCCTCCTTGGCATTTCCATATACGCCGCGAACTTTTAGACCTCGTACGGAAGTACGAAATTCATTCATAGCGTAAAATTCATCTTCTAGTTTTACCTTATTTGCATACATGAAATCGTCATATGCTTCTACAATTTTTGTTTTATTAATATCAGCCCGATTCTTTTGAACAAAGGTGTTGTAGTCGCCCATTAGTTGATCAACTGATACACGATTTTTACGACAAATTTGTGCTTGTTCAAATTGGTCATTCTTTTCTAGCTCACGAGCTCTATCATCAAGTTGATCATTAATCTGCTTTACAACATCTACGAGGTACTTTTCTAGATTTTTAACTTTCCATTCAACCTCATAGTTTTGTAGAAATTTTTGAAAGAAGAATACGTCTTTTTTATCAAGCACTTTCTCCGGACTGATGAAGCTCAATAGAACATAACGCTGCCCAGAGATTTCAGCATCCTCATCAAGAAAATCCTCAACTACGGGGGTATTTTTATCACTACTCATTGGTCTAGATGAAATGCGTCGTGGAGCTTTAAACTGATAATTTGTAGCAACTAACCGAGTTTTTTTCTAAAGTTTGAATATAGAAATGATGGGCTACGGTTTTGCTGAAATTGTAAATCGCATAATCAAATATTTAATCGAGGGTCTAGTAATCGCTGCTGCTGCTATCTTTATCCCCAAGAAGGCTCTACCGCTAGATGAGGTCGCCACCCTAGCTGTACTAGCCGCTGTCGTATTCGCTATCCTAGATGCAGTTTCACCAAGTGTTGGTGTCACAGCCCGCCAAGGCGCAGGATTCGGCTTGGGCGCTAATTTGGTCGGCTTCCCACGCATGTAAGAATTCACCCATTTCCATCAGTAATGATGATTGTGAGGTATATAAAATAAAACTAGTAAATGGGGGATGAGTGTCACTATTTTTATTAATATTACAAATTCCATAATTTTTGGCATGTAAAGTTAAAAATTATGAAATTCCATTAAATTATATAAAGACTATTAATATAATTTGATTACATGAAAGAGTATACTATACGTGTTTACAATGATATGGGTCATCTCGAAATTATGCCTAGTTATGCAGAATTACCTATAGATATTGCAGATTTTATTATGTTTAATTGTTTGAGAAATTATTCCTTAAAACTGGCAACAGATACAGCTGGTTTGGGATGTAGATTTTATATTTTATCCGAAGAAGCAAATAAAAGATGTATATTTAATTATAACAATAATACAACTATCATTATAGAATATGATTTAGATACATTCAATCCTGATAGAATGATATGGCTTTCATGATTCAGTTTACCCAGTTGTTCGAATATATTGCCATCCCTGATCGGCACAAATTTTTTCCCAAGTCTTGTCTTGTAAGTAAAGTTTATCACGATTTTTAAGAAGTGGAAAGCAACCTAAATATTCATCCATTTCCAATAATTCACAAAATTTATACAAAACATAACCATATGATAAGAAATTTCTACGACCTTTTGGACAATGTTTTTTGAATGATGGTTGAATCTCTCTAAACATATGACGAAGTTTCTCTTCATCTTCACGAGACATGAAGGGCGCATTTTGACCATTTAGCCTATTAATAATATGTGGAATATGCTCATAATACTTAGAACATTTCATTTTTCGTAATATTTCACGAAGTTTACTTTGTTTTAATGTTGACATATCTGTAATTTTCTCTTTTTTGAGTTGCAATAAAATAGCATCATATATCTCATTGGGAATCTCTGTACTTTCCTTAGCTTGAAATTGAGCTAACCATTCATTAAAATGATTTATCTTCTTATAAGCATAATAACTTACTTCACGGGGAGGATCTTTATAAGATGGTTTATCACTATCAACAAGTATAAATTCTTGATATCCACATTTAGAGCATGTTAGATTTGCTTCATTCAGACACATTGACATTTCGCTTCCACATGAATCACAATTAGTCCATGGATCATCATATTCTTCAACTGTGTTGCGTGCCATAGTTGGATCCTCCAATTGTAGATAATTATTTAGAAGTTGATTTCGCTGAAGATTCTTTTTGGCACCTCCCCCACCCTGATTCGAAGAAATAACTGTGTTTTTGGGTTCCTGACCTTCTTCTTTTGCTACTTCGTCTAATAGTGCAAGAATAGAACCAGGTTTCGCCTTATTTGTAGTATAGGTAATTGTTCCTTGTTGAATTTGGTCTTGAATATCATAATAATTATATAATATATCTCCAGTTCGAAGATAATAATCCATCAATTCTGAATCATCTTCAATTGCTTTTATCTTTTTTCCAAGAGATTCTGCTTCTCGTTCTAATCGCCAAATTTCAATATCAGAAGTTGTTTCATTTATTTTCTTTTTTAGTTCGTTTAATTTAGTCTTAAATTCTTCCAAATTCTCTTTTTGCTCAATCATACTCTGAATTTTTTGATTATGAATTGCATCAAGTGTTGTACGGGCTTCAGGATTACTACGTTTTGAACTTTTTACTTTAAAAAATGCGCTATCGCCCATCAGATAATATACTTATACGGTATTGGTACTGGGTTTTTAAATCCTCAGAATTCTCAAAAAGTGCGAATAAAAAATAATAAATTATTTCATTCGCATTCATCATAAAATAGTTCTATTACATTTATTGTTTTATCTGTTAAATTATTTGGATCACACCAATATTCTATTTGGTTCTTAAGTGATTCCAGTCGATCTTCCCATTCTTTTTGTTTCGTTTTCTTTATGGCACAAATACCTAATTTGTTTAGTGCCCAACATGATGTTATTTTTGTATTTTTACAGATATATTCATCAGGATTAAAACGGATAAATATAATTGGACGATGCTGCACATCTTGAGATAATTCCATAAGTCTCTTATTTTCACACGAACAATCATATGATTCGTGTTGATTTTCATCTACTTCTACTATAATAATTTGATATCCTAAATCAAGAAATAGATCAGGACGCTTTCTAGAACATCCATCTAAAATTCTTTTATCAGCTACCCAGCTATATTTATCTAAAGGAAAATGTTTAAGAACAACTTCAATTACAGCTTTCTCTTTTGTTTTATAATTTTTTGCATTAGGTCGATCAGGAAATAAATGGATAAAACAATTTAGACAATACCCCTCATATTTGGAGTTACCAATTGTTTCACACCATTCAGATTTGCATAATGCTGAACCTCCACATGTTTTACAATGCGACTTTCTCTTTCTATGTTCACAGATTCGGTTACCTCCACAGTCTACACACTGATAACGTATTTTATCATGTTCACAAATATTGTTACCATGACATTCTACACAATAGGATTTATCTTTTTTATGTTCACAAATCTGGCTTCCACCACAATCAATACATCTATCTTTACGTTTATTATGTATACATATTTGATTGCCCCCACAATAAATACATCTTTCCTTTCTTATTTTATGCTCACATATTTGATTTCCCCCACATTCAATACATCGTGATTTTAATTTATTATGTTCACAAATGCTTCCCCCTTTACATTCAATACATCTAGTTTTCCTTTTATTATGCTCGCATATAGATATTCCCTTACACTCTTTACAATTAAATTTTATACGATTATGCTCGCAAATTGAAGAACCTTTGCAATCTTTACATATAGATTTTTGACGATTATGCTCACATATCTGACTCCCTTTACAGTCTTTACATTGAAAGGAATATCTATTATGTTCACATCTTTTTCTAATATATTTAGGTTTTTGTTCTGACATCTTTAGTATATTTTTGGATCCATATTTAGATCAAATTTTCTAAAATTATAGACTCCCGGCTTTTTATTTAATAACTGTAAATCTACTTTATGAGTAATTTTATGTAAAAGTTAAGTTAAAATACATATATTTTTTATGATTTAATCATTCCGATACAGTTTTAAGAAAATTATGAAATTGTATTTTCCAAAATTTTTTTCTTAGTGCAAGATATAACAGATGACAGGCGGCGGGCTAATGCAGTTAGTAGCTTACGGCGCACAGGATGTTTACCTAACAGGTAACCCTCAAATCACATTCTTCAAGGTTGTCTACCGCAGACACACAAACTTCGCCATGGAGTCCATTGAGAACCCATTCAACGGTGCCCCTAACTTTGGCAAGAAGGTCACATGCACGATCCAGCGCAATGGTGACCTAATCCACCGCATGTACCTACAGGCGACTCTACCCCAGGTACAGCTCCAGCCTTCCGACGGCTCTGGTGCCCAGTTCCGTTGGCTCAACTGGATCGGTCACAACATCATTGACTATGTTGAGATCGAAATCGGCGGTCAACGCATTGACAAACAATACGGTGACTGGCTACACATCTGGAATGAGCTCACCCAGGAGCCAGGCAAACAGGCTGGTTACGCCAAGATGGTTGGTAACGTCCCTGAGCTAACCAACCTACTATACCAGGGCGGCAGCACTTGCGACAATGACTGCTATGGCGGTGAGCCCCTAACCTCTGAGGTCATCACCAGCTGCGCCCCGATGTACACTCTATACATCCCTCTACAGTTCTGGTTCTGCCGCAACCCTGGTCTAGCGCTACCTCTAATCGCTCTACAGTACCACGAGGTTCGCATCAACCTAGAGTTCAACACTCTAAACAACCTCTGCTGGGACTACTCCAACTCCAGCGACCCCCACGCAATCCGCAACCGTGTTGGTCAGTGCGGTCTAGCGGCTGCTTCCCTCTATGTGGACTACATCTACCTAGACACGGATGAGCGCCGCAAATTCGCCCAGGTCAGCCACGAGTACCTAATCGATGTGCTACAGTTCACTGGTGGCGAGAGCATCACCTCCAGCGCCAACAAGCTCAAGCTAAACTTCAACCACCCGTGCAAAGAGCTAGTGTGGGTTGTACAGCGTGACAGCTTCGTCAGCTGCGATGATGCGATCATCAACCCATGGAAGGGACAGCAGCCGTTCAACTACTCTGACTGGTGGGACCGCTCTGTGCTAGAGTCTGGTTACTCCGTCACCCGCGTTGAGGGCATGGCTGGCAAGAACCCGACCATCACTGCGCTACTCCAGCTCAACGGACATGACAGGTTCCAGGTTCGTGACGGCAACTACTTCAACTGGGTACAGCCTTACCAACACCACACCAACATCCCAGCTGTTGGTATCAACGTGTACAGCTTTGCCCTACAGCCTGAACAACACCAACCCAGCGGCACCTGCAACTTATCTCGCATTGATAACACCACGCTACTACTAACGGTCTCCAACAACGCTGTTGGCACCAACCTAAGCTCTACCGTGCGTGTGTATGCAACTAACTACAACGTACTACGTATCATGAGTGGCATTAACGAAGTAATTCAAACACTATTAAATATGGTGATAATGAATTACTGGTTTACAAATGTAAACCGCCTGTGCCAAACAGCTAGCTGCCTTGCTCTAATCCAGCAGGGACAAACAGTGTGACTAGCTAGTGGTTTTGGAGAAATCCAAAGCCGCAAGATGACCTGGTTGCGGGAAACCCCTTACAGCCTTCACTACTATTCTTGTGTCGAAAGATACAAGAACAT